TAATCTAGCTCTTGAGCCAAAAGCGGATTGGCCACCAGAGCTTATGTCTTGAGCGCGTTGCGATACATCAGCCATGTCACCTTGTTTAAAGACATCATCTATAGTTTGTTGTACTACTCGATCTTCAAATGGATCAAAATAAGCTTGTGTCATAGTGCTAGGATCAAATTGCATTCCCGCAGCTTGACGCGCTTGTTCAGTTGAACCGCCTAAATATTGTTCTTGTCCAGCAAAATAAGGTTGTGCTATTTGTCCTGCTCGTCTGGACATACCCACACCTTCTAATATGCCACTTTGTTGTGCATCTAAATAAGGTTGATATGAACCAATACCTGCTTGCGCTTGTTGCATAGCTTGTATTTCTAATGGCGATAATCCCGCAGTCTGTCTAAGAATAGCAGGATTATCTAAATAAGATTTTTGTGCTGCTTGAGTAGCTTGATTTATAAATCCAGTTGTATCAGGTGAACCAAAATAAGCTTCTCTTAAATTGGGATCAGATATTCTTTGATCTTGTTTAACCCCTAACATTACTGGATTGATTGCATTTGGTGCTGAATTATTAATACCAGTAATACCAGCGTTTGGATCTGATACGGTACCATTAGCTGGAATTCTTGTAGTCGGATCGCCACCTTGGTATTCCCCGCCCCCTATAGGACCAGTTTGTGTTGGTATTGTCTTTGGTGTAAATTTTATTGGTACTGGTCCACCGATACGCTTTGGTGGATTAACATTAGGTTGTGTTAATACATTCGATTTATAGCCGTCAAAGTTACCTTGTTGTGGGTAACTTTGAAAAGTTTCTTGCGGTCCACCAGCATAAGCGTTAGCTAATTGTGGTAACGAAGAATTATAATTAATCATTGAAGGTGCTACTACTGGCATAGGTTGTGGTGCTACTGGCATAAGCTGTGGTTGTTTAAATACTGGGCGTGGCTCTCTAACTCTATCCTTACCTCTAACTTTACCAGGACTATTATAACCAGTTTTACGTTGTGCCATTAGACTGCCTCAAATATGTTCATTAGTTCACGCATGTTAGTAACACCGCGCTCTCTATCTGAATTTGTTGTTTTGATTAATTCTATACCTTTTTTGGTTTTATTCAAATCATATGCGCCTGCGCCTTTTGTAGCAGCAGCCGTCATTACAAATTCACCATCGGATAACATAGCAGGTATATCGTCTGAAGTTCCAGTTCCAGGACCTTCTGATTCACCACCTTTACGCATGTCTAGTTCGGCTATACCGCCTTTTTTAAAATATTGTCTAGAGATAAGGCCACCGCCTGCGGCAGCTACTGGTTGATTCATTGCGTCAAAGTCAAGAGATACTGGTGCTGGACTTAATCCAAACTCTTCTCTAGTACCACCAGTACCAAGCGCATTAGCTAATTGGTATCTGCCTAAAGAATCCATTGATACTTGTGGGGTATCAGCTAAACCGCCTACTTTCTTTTTAGCAGAATCGTAAGCTAATTTACCTAAAAATGCAGGCAAAGCTAATTTAGATAGTGAAGGCAATCCTTCTGCTAATGGTTTTTGAAAAGAACTATCTTTACCATAAGCATCTTCTAAACCACTGCCGCCGCCAAAACCTAAGTAATCACCAATAGTTTTTATAAAAGCTGGTGTTCCACTTGCACTAGGGATGCCACCTGTAGTGGTTGGTGCAGATGCTGCAGTAGTTATTTGATTGTTTATATCTGAAAGTTGTTTTTGTAAAGCTCCTTTTTGTTTTCCATATTCATTTGCCAAAGCTGGATCTCCAGCCATATCAGCTTGTTCTATCAATCTATCAAATTCTTTAATACCAGCCATGATGCCTTTTTGTGCTTCTAAAAATGATGGATCAATAGGTGGTGGTGTCCCCGTTGGTGGTGTCCCCGTTGAAGATGGCATACCATATTTACCAGAAGCATAACTACCTAAAGCTGCGGCTGCTATTTCTTTATCAGATCCACCTGCAACTTTGGTTACTGCTGCAGTTATTACTGCATTTTTTACTGCTGGGCTTCCAAAAACAGTTGATATTGCATTTTTTATAAAACTGAAATCCATATTTAATTCCTATTCATTTTCTGCATTATATTTTTCATTTAATATACCTATGAATACCATCTTTCTATATTCCATCCTTCGGATGAACTTGAAATATTTACGGTAACATTCCCATTCGTCTGAATAGAAACAGAGCCTATTGAGGCTTGCAGTTCATACCCCTGTGGACTTGTTGGAGTATGAAGCTGTATCCATCGGTTGCCAGTGTAGACTTGTAAAACACCAATAGATGTATTCCATATTACATCACCTTGTTGAAAAGCTAAAGTGCTGATTTCTTGATCGTTGAATTGAGGTGTTGAGTTAGGATCAAATGAACCTAAGTTAATTTCTAGTATTCTAACTAAACGATTGAAAATTTCTTTTCTTGCAAATTCATTTGACTCAACTGGAAGTCTTGTTTGTAATAATTTGCTCATCTTCTGCCATCAGTTTTTACATCAATTCTGGTTGCTCCTAAACGCCAACCCAAAGATAAATTACCAGCACCTGATTGATCGTCATTTGATTCAACACGCAATACAGCCTGACGGCCTCTAGCTCTTATGTTGGCTTTAGTAGTAGACGATGTTATTTCTGAGGTAGCTCTAGTCGTTAATGATTGTCCAGGATAGTTTCTAGTTTTAGTTACTATGTTGACAGAACCATCATTGTTGTCCTGTAAAAATCTTATATCAGGTATTACAGAAGAAATAGACGTAAATCTGTCGCCATCATCTAAATCAAAGTCACTAGATTCAACAAAAACATTAGTCATGGCAGTGCCATCATCGTCATAACCTATTTCATGTTGATATAAATAGTTATCTTTGGTTGCTTGCGGATAACTAACAACGCCTGAATCTAGCCAAGAAGTTCTTTCTAACTGACCGTAATACCAAATTTTTTCTTGAGTATTATAAATAACATACCGATCTATTTCGCTTGCAGAAGCCGAAGGATAAAACCAACCTATTTCATTATTTTCGCTGTTACTAAATCCATGTATCTTATACGCTTGACCATTATTTAAATCAGAGAATACATAGCTTTGTACGGAACAAGGTAATTTTTCTACTGTACCGTTATAAAGATAAAAACTGCCATAACTCATAAAGTAAATACCACTATCAGCAGTTACTGCTGCCTTTGGACCTATTAATCCTGTAGCTTCATTAATAAGATTTACCGCAAATGTTAAAGGCGGTCCAACAAATTGCATACTGTATACCGAAGTATCAGTAAAAATAACAATTTCTTGTCTTGATTTAACTGCACCTACAATTTGCGAACCACTAGATAAGCGTAAAGACCCTGCTGTATTAGAAATAATCGGTTCAAATTCAAGTTCATTTTCTTGGTCAGAAAACGCAATTAACATTGGATCTATTGCGCCACTTCTAGAACTGCCTGAAATTGGATCAGCGCCTAATACAATTAAATGTCGATCAATTTCAGAAGTAATAACCTGTAAAGCAAATGTTGGTACTAAATTAGCTCCAGTTATACTTGATAATTCAACGGCTCTAGTGCTAGTGCCGTCATCTTGCACCCAACGATAAAGACCACCACCACGAGGATTTATAATCAGATTCTCTCCGAAATTATCGTGTGTCCAGAGTCGAAGTTGTCCAGTAGCTGTTAAAGCATTAGTTGAGCCAAATGTACTAGAACCCCATGTACCTGCACCCCAACCAGCGGAAGGAACGTAAACATTTAATCCTACATTTATTTGGTAAACACCATCAACGCCACTACCGCCATTACCTGTATCACTTCCATTTGCTGTAGCTGTGGCTACAAAAGTATAGGTATCAACTGTAGGCACACTGGCTATTTGATATTCTTGGTTTAAAACCGCAGCAGTAATTAATCCACCTAAACTAGCTGCGCCAGCTAAAGTGACAAAATCACCAGTAACCGCGCCATGCGCATTATCTGTTGCTGTAATAGTAGAAGAACCATTAGTAGCAGCAAATACAATACCATTGGTAGTGGTAGCACGTATAGGCGTTATATCATTGTATACTGTGCCATCTTTTATATAATATTTGAATGTAGTGCCTAGTCCTAAATAAAGGTTACTACCAAGACTCATCCAATTATGTAATGCTCTGCTTGTTCCTAAATAAGTGTCGTCACTTAATTTTTCCCAGCCACCTATTTTTTCTACATGACCATTTCTAAATCTTACAAGATTACAATCAAACCAGCCATCTTCATTATCGTAAGCTGTGCCTTCTCTGTTTATCCCTGGTTTAAAAATTCTTTTAACATATGGCATTTATACATTTTCCCATTCTTTGCCTTCAAACAATAAGGCTTCTGCTTTTCGTCTACGGATCAAACCATCCAAGACTTTTCCTCCAGCTTTATTCCATCTTTTTATTTGTTCTGGTACATTTTCATATTCACCAGCGTTTAAAACATTAAGCAATGTAGATGCTTTAAAGTTAGTTGGCCCTAAATTATAAATCCAAGCAACTAATGCATCAAATTGATTTTGTGTTAAATCAACGTCAACCATATCATTTATATAACTTTCATACTCTGGTAATTCTTCTGCAAGCCATTCTTCAGCTTGTTCTTGGCTGCAAGTATCACCTTCTTTAACTTCTTTAATTCGCCCAAAACCAATTGTAAGCACATTAGCAGAACAACGATAAGCTTCTAATTCACATCCCTCAAACTTTTTTATTAAAGCTAATCCTGCTTCAGATGTATTCATCTTATTCTCCCCATGTCCCATCTTCTGTGATTCTGCCTGTTTTTGTTCCACCCCAGTATTCAACCGCGTGTTTTTCTTCAATAAGCATTTTGCAAATATCTTCGCCATCTTCTGTATAAGGGATACCCAATATTCGACCATACTTACCTTTACCTAACGATTTAATTTTAAAATTTCCGCAACATAGCTCTTTAAGTCTTTCTTTAGCCTGTAAGCCTAATACCTTTTCAGCTTTGTTTCTGGTTCTTGATTCTGGAGTGTCAATACCCGCCAATCTAACTCGTTGTTTGTGTAATTTTACATCAAACCCTAAATCCAATATACAATCAAAGGTATCTCCATCAATTATTCGGTCTAGTGTAGCGTTATAAACAAAAGCATCTGGTGCATCACTCATTATCATTTTCCTCTGTAGTAGGGTCATTATCCCTATAATATTTAATTATAGCCAAATTTTGTCTAATGTATCTTTTAATATCAGCTATATTGTTTGACAAATTTTCATAGCCTTGAGCCGTTAAGCCATAATATGCCATTGCTGGAGCATCGCCATTATCATAATTATTAACGTATTCTCGCATCGTTTCAGGATTCAATATCTTCCATTTTATCTCAGCAGGGTTAATATTGCTTGGTAAAGGTGGATGATACATTGGTGCAGGCTTCTCAATAGTTATTACCTCTATTGGCTTTACCTCTGGTACTGCAACTGTATTAAACATGCTGCCTAAAGAAGAGCATCCTGTTGTTAATAAAATTAAACTAATTAGATATAACTTGTTCATCAAATTGCCTCGGATTAGTTAGTTCTATTAGTTCTTTATTTACTTTATTAGTTCCTTTGTTAACAATTTTCTCAATTAGACCTGGTTTAGCTATGGCTAAGTTATTTAGATCATGCCTAGCAAATGTATTTCTTAGCTTGGTTACTTCAGCTTGAGCAAGCTTACTGTCTTCATTTAGCTGAGTAATTCTTTCTTGATTTATTTTTTGTTGTTCTAATTGCTCAGTAATTTGGTTGTTTTGTGAGGATATTGTATTTTCCAATACAGCTTGATTATTAATAGCAGTTTGTAATTCTATTTGAAGTCTTTCTATTGTTGCTTTTTGCATATTAATATACATTGCACTTCCAGCAATACTTACCATTAACAACCCACCTAATATTAAATTTAGTTTAAATCCCATGTATATACCTGCAATGGCTTAGATTTCCCTTTAACTTTAATTGGTTCTAATAATCTTAACTTAATTTTAGACTTTTTGGCAGTTTCTTCACCTATTAATGTACCTACACCAGCTATCTTGGTGCTTGACTCTAATCTTGCAGCTACGTTACAAGGATCACCTATCAAGCTAAAAGCAAACCTATCGGTTGCTCCGAAGTTACCTGCTATGCAAGTACCAGAATTAACACCTACGCCTATTGCAATTTCAGGTATACCTTCTGCTTTAAACTTTTTATTTAGTTCTATAATGTTTTTTTCTATTTCTTTGGCAGCCTGTAGTGCTAAGTTGTGGTGGTCAGGTTGAGGAATAATGGTATTCCAGTGAAACATACCTGCATCGCCAATAAACTTATCCGTACAGCCAAAGAATTTATTAGCTGCTTTGACTTGTACATCTAGTACGTTATTCATTATGTACGTTACC